ACCATTGACCTGACTTAGCATGTCTCATTTGGTCATCACCTAAGTTAGACAATGATATAAGAGCAGACCTACGTACACCACCTACTACTACAACTTCTCCTATCTTGCACATCAAGTCGTGACACTCAATAGGAAATAGTCTTCTGCCTTTAGCACCTTTGAACTTCTGTATGCAGAACTGAAACAACTCAACTAATGGTGCAGGTCCTGATGCTCTACCACCAAATGTCTTAAGTCTTGCACCTGCCTGTCTCACCTGTGATACATCCCAAGTAGGCACTTGTCCTACGTATAGCATAGCAATAAGTTCCCTCAATGCCTTTGCCCATCCGGGTCTGCTGTCACCTACAGTGATGATAGTAGTGCTGTCCTCAAAGTGTTCATTGACTATAGGTAGCTTGTCTACGTTCTCTCTTTCTACAGAGAACCCCACACCTGTGCCACACATAAGTATGTACATACATTCATCAAATGAACGTGGGCTATCTACAGGTATATAACTACAATTATAACCACCAACATGGCATCTATCTAATGCAGGTCCTGATGTCATCAAAGCTCTCATGCTAGGCATCACACCTAAGTTCATTATTTGAGTGTTTAGCTTTTCTTTTAATGCTTTTGTTAAATCGTACTTGTGATTATCTTTAAGATGCTTAGTCATGTAACTAAAGTATCTGTCTACTGTCTCACCCCAATTCTCTCTGCGTTGGTCATCTTCTTTCCATCTAGCATAGCGAGAGAGTGCTATAAAGTTTTGGTAATCTGTTGGTAGGTAGTTGTTTATCATCGTTTACTCCGTTAGTACTTTAATATGGGATATCTTTACACCCTCTAAATCGTGAAATAACTCACGCATGTAATCTTCAAAATCTTCTGTTACATCTCCGTCTGAAGGAACAGGGTACTCATCAGGGTCAAGTAAAAGAGTTGCCATAATTTTAACTTTCATCAGTAACTCCTATTAACTTATTTAAATACCACTGTGCTTTCTTTAAATCTTCTACACCATTCTTGTACTTATATCTCCATAGATACTTAACAATGTTTCCTTGTAAGTAAGACTCAAAACCATCTCCCAACATAGCCTCTAATGCATCTATACATTCAATGCCTGATTCATTGTAATGTTTAGGGTGATTAACCATGTCTTGTTCTTTATCTGCCATCATCTTCATATACTCCATATGTCTTAGCATTTTTTGTTATCATTGTCAGATTCAAAGGACAGTACCACAACATTGTCCTCTTTGTCAACAACTTTCAGCTTAGGTTGAGGTTTTTCTTCATTATAATCTGCTTCTTTTATTAATCTCTGTCTTAAGTCTTCATCTCGTTCCATAAGAGGTACACTAGCACAGACACTTCTACAAAAATCTAATACTCCATAGTAATCATCATCGTCTAATGGATTATCAGGAGATGTCATTATAGATATATTCACACCACCTGTCCATTTATCATTCTTATCCATCTCAGGTCTTACATCTATTATAAAATCTTCATTTGATACTTTACTTAGTATAGTCACTTAGGTCTCCTTAATTTAATACCCTTAAACTTTATGAACTTAGGGTACTTATCTTTACCCTTTTCTTTCAACCAATCTTCAGGTATTATTCTGTCGTAGTATCTAAATCCATATTTATCACACCATTGACCATAAGAGGACTTAGCACCTTTCTGTAACTTACTTCTACTATTAGTAAATACAAATCTTATATCTAAATCAGGATGTTGTTTCTTTATAGCTATATGTTTCTTTCTATCTGCTGATAAGAACCTACCCTTTGTTTCTATTATTATACCATTCTTTAGTATAAAGTCAGGGGTATAGGTGCGATATGTTAAATCTTCCCACTCAATCTTCATAGCTTCATACTTATATTTGTATTTCAACTCTGTTAGATAAATTGATATGGTGTGTTCTAACCCACTCCTATACCCATGCTTTATAGCATCTCGCCTTATCTTATGAGGAGACACTTAGAAGTTTCGCCACGTTATACCATTAAAAGGATTATACGCAGGTGTGTATCCCAAGTTTTTCAACTCTTCCTTTACAGCTTCGTCAGCTACCTTTCTAGCTTCCATAGCATCACGCAAACCTGCTGTACGCATTTCACGATACTCTTTTTTGGCTTCAGCTAATTGCTTTTCCATTTCTTCTATATTTTCTTTTAGTTCATCTAGTGATTTACTCATGCTACTCTCCTTTCAATTTTATATATTGAACCATCTTAGGTTCTTTAGCTTGAGACATTTGTGCAGGTAATTCTTTTAATGTCTCCCAACAAGACTGTCTATAGGAGCAGAAGGTACAGTTCTTATTCAGTACCATGTTTCCTGTAGGTTTACCTCTAAATGTTTCAGGCTCAGGTTCAAAGCATCTGACTAGTTCCTTTGATTCAGTTGCCTTGATATTCTTCTTTATTTTATCAAGCTCCTTGTCCATGTCAATGTGAGCACGAACATACTTGAACAGACCATTGGCTTTATTAAGTACCCACCAACCACCTGCTTTCTTACCTAATGCCTTAGCATAACCTGCTAGTTGTCCAACATAACCAAAGCTATCACCTGAATGTAAAGATTCATATGAATCAAACTTATACTTGTATGACCAATCAGATGCAGACTTAATATCATCAACTGAATCATTCATAACTAAGTCATAAGAGCCTGATATTTTAGTATCCTCATCAAGTTCAAGTGTTACATTGTCTGTGTCTTCAAACTTAACATTAGCTTCTCTTAGTACTGCCTTAAATACTGCTTCAACTATGTCACCAATCATCATGTTCATTACGAAGGTAGTAGGTTTAGGTAACGCAGTCTCAGGTTTATTCTTCTCAAACCAAAGTTGGCATGAGGGTCTACCTATATTAGACATACGTAACCTAAACTTATCTTCTCGCTTCGTGTTGAACTGACGATTCAATGCATCTTTAATGTCTGTAGCTACTTGCTCAATATTCTCTTGGCTCATAGCAGACTTACCACTTGTGGCATTTTCAAGATACTGATGAATCATCATTTCAGCAGGATGGTTCACTATGCTACCTCTTCTTCAACATCCACATCAATGAAATCATTCACAATGTCTTTGTCTTCTTGACTAACAGGTGCTTTAGCTTTCATTTCCCACTCATTAAATATATAACTGTTATAGTTATCTATCCATGCCATGAAGTTAATGAAAGTATTTTGGTCTTCGTCTGTTACTTGAACAGTCTTCTGTAAGTCTAAAGAATAGTTAGGTAAGTAAAAAGATGAACCACTAGGTAACTGTCTCTCTTCACTAGTCAACTGAATGTAATGCTGAACAGGAAGCCTTTTAGTTTGATTAAACTTGTTAAAAGGTTCTCCTATTGTTTTAAATGCATCACGATTATCAATTTCCCATATGAATGGAGTGTTGTCATCTAGCGATACTTTATTACCTTTCTCGTCAGTAGCATTAGGCATATCAATTAGACCAAAGATTACTCTTACTCTTTTAATCTGCTTGATAACTTCCTGTGTTGCAACAGGTAGTGCCTTAAAATCTTTGATATACCCTGAAGGCTTACCACAGTTAAAGCTACCTTGATTGTCTTTAAGGTCTGAGTTAAGGTTATCTGCCATAAGTGTCTTATGATAAGTACCCATAGGCTCACCCTTTTTAGCAGACATATTCTTAACAAACCTCTTATACATGAACCTTTGTATAAAAGGTCTTATCTCAACAGTTGGAGCATAAACAACAGGCATATCAGGTCGTTCTAGCTTGAATGAACCACCCTTAACGACTACTGCTTCTACACTTTCATCTCCAACTTTCTTCATGCCCATAATATTATTATGATGCAATCTCATTCTAGGTAAAGGGTTTGCTTTACTTGTATCAGCAGAACCTGTTTCACCTGCGATACCCATAGCTTTTGCCATATCTGCGTAGTTATTGGTATCTATTGTCGTAACTTCATTAACCATACTTTTTCCTTTCTATCAAAGTTTCTCAGTTATATCACATAACGTCTTTTGTGTCAAGCCAATTATTACCTATTTTTGCTTCTAATAATAATGGAACATTGAACTCTAATGCAAACTCATTATTAATTAAATTAATCATTTTACTGTTGACTATTTTAATAACATGAATCACTTTTTGTATCTCTTCAGGATGTATGTCTATGACTATAGAATCATGCACACTGTTTACAATACAAGACTTTAAGTTTACTAATTCATTCTCTATGTTTATTAGTATAAGAGGAACTATATCAGCAGTAGCAAAAGACTGAACAGGATAGTTCTTTATCTGTGTAAAGTGAGACACCTTACCATAAGAGTTTCTTCTAACGTCAGGGAATGAGAACTGTCTACCTGATGGTGTAGTTATCTTTCTAGTGCTTATAACTTCTTTAGCCAATTTGGAGTGCCATAATGCGATTCCTTCGTACTTTTCCGTGAAGTGTTTATAATATGTAGCCTGAGCAGGTGTCCTTCCAAACCCTGTTGCTCCGTAGAGTGGTGCAAAGGTATGAGCCTTTGCTTCTTGGCGAGATGTCTTCTCACCTGCATCGCTAATAACACTAGCAGTATAACTATGAACGTCAAAACCATCTTCTATCTCCTTCATTGCAGTTTTGTCTTGTGATAAGTATGCTGATACTCTGAACTCTAATTGTGCAAAGTCAGCTTCAAGTATCTGTCCACCTTCCCAACGAGATACAAACACTTTCTTAACAGGGAATGTACCACCTCTAGGCATGTTCTGCATGTTAGGGTCAGCACCACTGAATCTGCCTGTTGCAGTCCTATGTTGTAGTAATCTTACGTGTAACTTGCCATCAGGCTTAGTGTGTGTAGTTATGCCCTCAACAAAAGATGACAGGTATGTATCTAATGCTGATAGTCTTTGTAGGTCAGTTAAGAAACTAACTGCCTGTTGTAAATTATTCTTCCTAGCTATGCCTTGTAGTGTAGCTAAGTTAGTTTTATTGACTGTAAATCCATTGGCACTAACCCACTTAGCAGTAGGTGCAGTAAACTTTAGTCCTGCTACCACTTTAGTAGGTACAAAAATGTAGCCAACAGAATTACAATAATCACACTTGTTGGTTCTAGCATAAGGAGTTCCATTTTTNCTAACCTTTCTTACAGAGCCTGTGCCTAGACAACTTGAACANTGTTGTGCATCAGTCTTGTACACTATGTCAGACTTCTCTTTNACATTCTTTTTGTATTCAGTATTGTCCATGTAAGGAGAGAATGTATTTGCCCATTCAAGTTTATCTTTAGGCTTTCTACTNTAGATNACCCAAGACATTTGCTCAGGACTNTTGAGATTAATACGTGTNTCTCCCATCAANTCNTTTACTTGTATGTTTANTCTCNTCTCAGTCTCAACTTTCTCTTTCTCAAACTCATCTCTAACGTCATTTAACTTTGTAACATCTACAGTGAATCCATTCTGATATATCTTTGCTAATGTAACAGATACACGATTAGTTAATACAACTGTATTCATTAAACCTGCATACTCTTCTGTGTTTAGTTTCTTGTATAACACATCTGATAATTCTTGTGTTGCTTTTAAGTCAGCAGATAAGTAATCAGACAACTCTTGCTTAGGTATTTCATCTATAGGTGTTTTATTCTTAAAGTATTCTTTCATAGTGTCTTGTTTCTTTGTAGCTAACTCATACCTGTTAGCACATGCTTCAAGTGATAAAGGTTGTTTGTTACCTCTTTGTAACACATACTCTACTAGCATAGTATCAAACACTGCACCATCATACTTTAATCCACATTCCCATAGCCATAGTAAGTCATGGACTATGTTATGTCCTATGAGTATAGTCGCTTGGTCTAGTAACTCTTGTACTCCATCAAAGTTATCTCTGAATAAGTATTCCTTGCCTGTATCAGTAAGACAACCAACCATAACCAATCTATTGTTAGACTCAAATGGGTCAAGATGTAACTTACCATCTCTATGTGTAACTGTATTCTCTACATCAAGTGTTAATTTCATTAGGAAAATCCTTTAATATATAATTATTAACAAAGTCTGATAAATCTTTTTTATGTTTATACCACTTATTCTTATACACAGTTCTCCAATTATTGTCAACAAGGCTTACTATATATTTTCTATTTATTTCAACTAAACCAAAATTAAGATGTCCATGTGGCTTAATATATAAATCAAAAGATATTAATTCTTTTAGTTTTTTTAATCTGTTTATCTTTTTCCAATTAGTATTGGAGTAATAATCTTTATGATAATTATTTTTATCAACTCTCTTTGCTTCTTCCTGATAATCTATTATATCTTCTTCTATTTCAGGTAGCATTTCTTTAGTAAAAGGAAGTCCTTCTCTAACTATAGACCTATATGGACACCCTAATTCAATCATCTCATTCGCCCAACGTGTTAATCTTTCTCTTTGAGATTTTAATTTTTCTTCTTGTGTTAAGTTAGTCATTTAATCTCTCCTTATGTTTACTTAAATATATAACAGCTTTTTTAAGTCTTGTCAAGTTATCTGAGAATCCACCTAAACCAACATTACAATGATGGCACAACCAACCTCTGAAAGAAAGTGAATCATGACAATGGTCTAATACCCAATTCTGTAATCTAGGTTGACCATATTTCCCTATCTCTTTGATGTCTCTTTCACATATAGGACAACAATAATTCTCATCAGGATATGGATTAGTCTTTCTTAGTTGTTTAACTAGAGAAGATTGATTACGCATACAAGTTCTACAGGTTCTTTTTATTTCTGTTTGTTTATTCTCCTCTCCTGAACTTGCATACTTCATGGCATTGAATTGGTCTATTGGTTGTTCTATGTCACACTTAATACAAACTAGTGTATCACTAGGTTCAGTAACAGGTTTCTCAAAACCAAACAAATCTTTCTGCATTACTGATACCTAGCAGTTACGTAATCTAACTCACAATGTTCAACACCATGCCATCCTGATAACTTATTCTTAACTATATTCAAGTGTCTAGCAGGACTTTCTTCCTCGCCACCATCAGGATTCTTAACTGTATCTTTAGCTATAAGAACCATCAAATCAGCTTCTGCAGCTTTTCCTGTCCTACTGCCTTCCATCATAGCCTGATTGAGATATATCTTACCCTCAGCTTCAGCAGACAACTGTGACATATAAAAGATAGCACACTCATGTTGTTTAGCTATCTGTCTAGCATGTATAGCATTAGCTTTTAATGCTTCATCTGTTCTAGCAAAGCCACCTGTCCTAGCAAACTTATCTCCCATGTCTAGTACAACTATGTCAGGCTTGTATGCCTTGCAGATACTTTCAACCCATGCCATGTCACGATTGGATGCATCCTTAATGTGTATATTCTTTTTCACAGGCTCATACAATTCACGTGCTTTACTTGGGTCTTTCTTTATCTGATGCATTGTCATGCCTGTAGCTGATGTTAAGTATCTAGCACCAACTCTATGAGCAGATTCCTCGTTACATAAAATGATACACTTAGCACCTTGATGAGCAAATCCATTTGGACTAGCAATCAATGATGCATGGAAAGATGTCTTACCTGTATTAGGTCTAGCACCTACCTCAATCAAGTGACCTGCATTGACACCCTCTACCTTTCTAGTTAGACAAGGTATATTAAATGTCCATCTAGCTTCAAGGTCATTCCTCTCTAGTAATGTCTCAATGCTTATGTCATCCCACTCAACTTTTAGATTGGGAGTAAAATCATCAGCATATAACTCAAGAACATTTCTAAGAGGTTCAAGTGTGGATTTAGTACCATTAACATAGTCAAAGCCAAGATTAGCAATGTCTTCGCCAACAACTTGCTGAAACAGTTTAGATAATACTTCTTGTGCGATGTCACTTCCAAGTGGCAACTCCTTTTTTATTTGTTTAAACAAACTTGAATATGCTTGTTTCTGTGCAGTAGTCATAGATGGATTGTTAGACATAAACAATGCTTCAATCTCATCAGGTGTTACTGTTCTCTCATATCTGTCCATAGCAGTATCTATGGCAGTCTTAATCTTTCTTACGTCTTTACTGAATAGTCTATCAGGACACTTAGCACCTCTATGCTCACTGTAGAACTCCTTGTCCATCAAACTTCTTATTAATGATAATTCCATGTTGGTTACTCCTTTGGGGTTAGTTCGTGTAGTTGGTTAAAGTCTTCTTCATGTTGGTACTTCAAATCATCTTTCAATCTAAGCACCTTAACATCTCTTACATATCCTCGCAAGTCTTTTGCAAAAGATAATATTTTGGGTAGTGCATCAGGGTCTAATGCAATTATAGCAGTTGAGAATTGTGAAAGGTATCGTTTGTGTGATTCAGCTAATGATGTACCCAACACTGCTACCCCAACATATACCTCATTGCCTACTGCGATAGCA